TAATTAACGGTTCAGATGAATCAGGCATTGATGTTCTGAGAACCAAAATCAAAAACTATGCTTCATCGGTTTCTTTGATGGGTGGCCGCAAGGTCATTATCATTGACGAGGCAGACTATCTAAATCCAAATTCAACTCAACCTGCGATGCGTGGTGCAATTGAGGAGTTTGCCTCTAATTGTTCCTTTATCTTTACTTGTAATTTTAAGAATCGTATTATTGATCCGATTCATTCTCGTTGTACCGTTATTGATTTTAAAATCAACGGACAGAAACCAAAGATGGCAGCTCAATTCTTTAAACGAGTTGAATGGATTTTACAACAAGAAGGTGTAGAGTATGATAAAGAAGTTGTGGCAGCCGTTATCACAAAACATTTTCCCGATAATCGTAGAATTCTTAACGAGCTTCAACGATATTCTGTGTCGGGTCGGATTGATAAAGGCATGCTTTCTAGTGTTGCTGATATACAACTTGCTGATTTAATTCGTTCACTTAAAGAAAAAGACTTTGCTGGAGCTAGAAAATGGGTTACAAATAATCTAGACAATGACCCAGCTAGAATCTTTCGTAAACTATACGACAGTTTGTATGAGCAATTACAACCACAATCAGTACCTCAATTAGTTTTAATTCTTGCTAAGTATCAGTATCAAGCCGCTTTCGTGGCTGACGCTGAAATTAACCTCATTGCTTGTTTGACCGAAATCATGGTAGATTGTGAGTTCAAATGAAAACAATGACCAAAGAAGAAATGATGAATGAATTAGGTCTAGCTGGTGAAAAGATTATCATCAATATGTTAAGTGAAGAAGGATGTAGAATAAAAACTTCAGTTGATAAATTTGATTCTGAAAAAGATTTACTGGTTGATGATAAAAAAGTGGAAGTTAAAACTCAAGTTCCTTTTATCATGCAAAATGCTTTTACATTTAAACCGAACCAACTTAATAAATGTAGGTCGGTAGATGTTCTCTACTTTGTTTCCGTACCTGCACCAAGACATAGTGATAAGTGGGCTGGCTGGATTTTTAGAGCTGAACCAAAACAATTTAAAACAAGAAATTATACAACCAAAGATGGTCGTAATATGATTTTAATTGATAGAGAACAAGATGCTTTAAAACCAGTAAGAAAGATGACTGAGCAAGAAGTAGCAGAGCTTCAGAAGTATACTGTATCAGGATATTAAAATGCCTGACTTATTCAAAGAAATTATACCGTCTATTCTTCAGACGAAAAAATCGGTAATCAATGACGATATTGATGTAAAAGACTATGTTCCTTTTGTGGTCAATCGTGCCTTGTCTTATCACATGGATTGTGTTCTATATGTTAATGAGTTGAACCTTTATCCTGAGTTGGAAAAAGACCTTCAATATCAATATCTTCTAAATACCATCAGACCAATGAAACGGAAATTTCAACCGTGGCAGAAATCAGAGGTCGACAAAAATATAGATTGCGTAAAAACCTACTTCGGTTATTCTAACCAGAAGGCTAAGGAAGCTTTACGTATACTAAATGATGAACAAATCGCTGAGATAAAAAGAAGAACAGATAAAGGCGGAGTATGATTAACATTACTGATTTAGTTGAAGTGACTTTGAATGAACAAGATGATTTCCTCAAAGTCAGAGAAACATTAACCCGAATTGGTGTTGCCTCAAAGAAAGAACAAATTCTATACCAATCGTGTCATATATTACACAAAAGAGGCCAATATTACATTGTCCATTTCAAAGAATTATTTGCTTTGGATGGTAAACCCACGGACATTACCGAAAATGATTTGTCCCGTAGAAATGCCATTGTAAAACTATTACAAGATTGGGGTTTGGTAACTGTTGTTAAAAAACAACAAATTGAGAACCCACCTCCAATTTTCCTTAGTCAAATCAAGATATTATCACATAAAGAAAAAGACGATTGGCAATTGGTACCAAAATATAATATTGGTAAAAAACCACAGGAATATTGACATTTAGTATAAATACTAGTATACTTATGGTGCGGTGCTCAATGAGGCCGCAAATTTTGATTAACTCGCTTAAAAACAAGGAGAACTAAGCATGACTACAAGTCTATTACCAAGTCTATTCGACTTTCATAAAACGTTGGATCCATTCACCGTTGGTTACGACAAATTCTTTAAAGATATTGAAGAAGTGTCTAAGACCGTTGCCAAGAATGTTCCATCGTATCCCCCATACAATATCAAACAAGTAAGCAAAAACAAATATGTCATTGAAATGGCAGTTGCTGGTTTTGCCAAGTCTGATATTGAAGTAACTCTTGAAGGTAATAAATTGGTCATCAAAGGTTCTGCAAAAGAAAACGAACTTAAAGAAGATGAAAATTTCTTGTTTAAGGGAATTGCTAACCGTGATTTCACACGTTCATTTACATTGGCTGACAAGATTGAAATTGGTCAGGCTGAAATGGTAAATGGTATGTTGCGTGTATGGTTGGAAAATCTTGTGCAGGCTCAAGATACCATTAAAAAGATTACCATTAAAGAAAAGAGTGAATAATGAACTGGTGGCCCGTAACCGATGAGGAATGGGAACAGTTGAATTATCCAAAAAGTCGGTAAAAATATAGGGGGTTCTTGACAACCCCCTATTCTTGTGTTATAATTATATCATGAAAAAAGTGAAAAAAATCAAACCTCTATTTCGAAAGGTTCGGTCTAAATCGAACTTCGATATCTATTATACTTCATCAACTTGGGAAAACAAGGAGATTGAAGGCATCACTTTTATTCCAGTAACAAAAGATATGAATGATAAACAAATTCATTATTTGCGTAAAGATAATGTGGAGTATGTGAAATGAGTAATCGTATTGAAATGATGAATTTGTATCAACGGCATCAATTTGATCCTGGTAATAAGGATGATTTGAAAATTGCCAAAAGATTTTTAAATGAAAACAAATGGGACAAAGATGGATGTCCATTTCATTTAGAGTGGCCATATGATAATGTTCCATATATGTTAAAAACAAAAATTACAGAATATTATCTTAAAGGCCTCAAATGATTAAGTGGTTGAAATACTCCGGTTGTAATATTACATTGAAATTAAATCCATTTCATTGGCGATTGCATTTTGCTTTTAATAAAACGAATGAGGTGTGGGAAACTGATGCCTTGGTAATTGAACTTTTACCATTAACTATCCGTGTTTGGATAGATGATGGTTCTTGGTAAACGATTGGGCCGATAGCTCAGTTGGTTAGAGCAGAGGACTCATAATCCTTTGGTCGTAGGTTCAAGTCCTACTCGGCCCACCAAAACTATGAAACAAAAATTTATTGACGCTTATATGGATGTGGCAGAAAGATTCGCCAAATTATCATCCGCAAAACGATTACAAGTTGGTGCCATCATTGTCAAAGATGATAGAATTATATCTATCGGTTACAATGGCATGCCAGCTGGCTGGACCAATGAGTGTGAAGAAGTAGTAGAATACTTGGAAGATGGTGGTACCATCACCAAAACCAAAGATGAAGTGATTCATGCAGAGGCTAATGCCATTGCTAAGCTGGCCAAAAGTAGTGAATCTGGAGATGGTTCCATGATGTTCCTGACCCATGCACCGTGTATACATTGTGCAAAGCAAGTCTATACCGCTGGTATTAAAAAGGTATATTACCGAAACTCATATCGAGATACTATCGGCATAGATTTCTTAAATAAATGTGGTGTTGAAGTAAGTAGAATTTCACCTGGTGAAAAGTAGAGAGCACCTAAATATTTGAGAAGTGTTAGTTGGTTTTCACAGGAGAAACCTCAGATGCAACTCAGTATAATCGGATGTCCCGATAAAAAGCGCTTTAGACCTTTTGTCAAGCGAGCTGCTCTTTTTTATGCTGAACAATTGATGACTCCGAAAATGTTGGAAAACATTTATGTTAGAATCAAATTTAACAACAAAATAGATGCTTTAGGTTACGCAGAAGTAATTAATTATAACGAAAGTAATAAACCTAGAGAGTTTCAGATTGAATTAAATCCTATTATAGGTTCACATGACATATTGGAAACATTAGCTCATGAAATGGTTCATGTC